CCAGTGGTGAGCCTGACAATGTGACTGGTGTGGATGCAGCCGTGGCAGCAAATGCTGCAAATACTGCAAATACTGTGCAAACCACTACACCTCCTGCCAAAGCACCTGCCCGTTCCACAATCAGCCCAGCCATCCTGGGATATGCCAGCAGTATGGGACTTTACAAGAATGGCCAACCTGACACAGCAGCTATCAAGGCCTTTCAACAAAAGAATGGCCTCCCTGCTGACGGTAAAATTGGACCCAACACTTCCGGTGCTATTCTGTCTGCTGCAAAACCTGGTGATGCAGGCAGCGGTCGTGGTGGTGCCGGTGGTCCTACAGCTACACAAATGGCACAGAATGCCACACCACCGGCAAACGAAAAACTAGGCCCTACTAATACAATGCCTCGCAACCCCATGTATGCGCCAGCAAGACCAAGCACTGGTTATACTGCACAGATGGCATGGGATCAACAGTATGGTAAAACACACAGCACCAGCGGTGCACCAAAACCAGCTACTCCGAGACCAAGTACTGGTTACGCTGCACAGGCTGCATGGGATCGCCAGAATGCCGCAGCACCGGCAAACCCAGTGCGTGAATCAAATTTTGAAGAGAGTGTGAGCCGCATGCGTCGCCTGAGCACCTTGCTAAAAGGATAACATGAAATCTTGTGATTTTTTGCCTCGCAGCAGTAGAGTTCTAGCCGAGGCTGTGGATCCTAGTGTGCCGGGCAAAATGTATTCTGTGCAAGCAGGAGACACTCTGGAAAAATTGGCCAAGGCCTCTGACACCACTGTGTCCGGCCTGCTTTACATGAATCCGGACATTCCTGCCACTGGGCAGATAACTGTGGGCAGCAAAATAAAATTGCCCAATCTGGGAGAATTTGCTCGCGGACAAACAACTGCACCTGCCACAGCAGCCGGATCATCGGCCAATGCAGCCACGGCCCTGAAGTTCTTTACACAACAGGGTTGGTCAGCAGCACAGGCCGCGGGCATTGTTGGCAATCTGCAGGCCGAGTCAGGCAAAAATATCAATCCAGCAGCCGTGGGCGATGGCGGCCAAGCATACGGTATTGCTCAATGGCACCCACCACGGCAGAAAGATTTTCAAGCACAAATGGGCAGGCCTATAAAAGGATCCAGTCTTCAAGATCAATTGGAATTCATACAGTGGGAATTCAACAACACAGAAAAAGCAGCGGGCAATAAATTAAAAGCTGCACAATCAGCAGCCGCTGCTGCTGAAATAATGGACAAATTCTATGAACGCAGTGCTGGACTGCATACTGACCGTCGTGTGGCCAACGCAGTGGCTTTGGCACCGTCTGATACCGCTGCGGCCTAATTTGATCTGACTGTGTCGCAATGACCCGCCAGTTTGTGATAGTCAAAGCAGACGTGAGTGTGGACTGGACTGGAGCTGATCCCAACTACAGAGTGTATGTGAACAATGAACTGTTTGCAGAACGAACCTGGGTCTGGAGAGAACAGTATCTGGAAGAATTTCTGCAGATCTGGGCTGCGCCAGGCAAGTACGAACTGCGTTGGGAATTAGTTCCGCCAGCATGCGGCACAATTGAAGTGAAAAACGTGAGAATTGCAGAAGGTCCAGTAAACTCACGCATAGTAAAAAACTCACTGTTAAGGATTGAAAATGAGAGCATATGAAATAATGGAAGACATCTCGGTGGGTACCAGTGGGACGGGCAGCATGGCCACTGTAAGCCAGCCCATGGGCATGGTCGCAAGATCAGGTGGTTCCTTGTTGACAGGTAAATACTCTACAGATCCTACGCCTAACACGCCCAAGGAATACAAAAGGAACAAGAATGCTCGCGGACAGTTTAAAAACTCTATTGGCAACTAACTTTGCCTACTATCTAAAAGCCCAGGGCTTTCACTGGAATGTGGAAGGGCCGGACTTTGGCGAACTGCATGATTTTTTCCAGAACATCTACCAAGATGCGTATTCAGCCGTAGATCCTGTTGCCGAGTACATAAGATATCTTGACGAGTATGCACCGGCCAGTTTTGAACGTTTTGGCGAGCTTACACAAATTTCAGGTCAGACCAAAATACCACGTGCTCGACTCATGATTGAAGAACTGTTGGCCAACAATCAACAAATGATTGATCTGTTGAATCAGTGCTTTGCCGAAGCAGAACAAGAAAATCAACAGGGTATTGCTGACTTTGTGGCAGGACGTCTAAGTCAGCATGGAAAATATCATTGGCAATTGCGTAGTTATCTGAAAGACAATAGAGCATGAGCAACAGCATCGCCAATATACTAAAACGTCTGGCTGTGATAGAGTCAGACATTACTCCTGTCAAAACAAAATCGGGACTCAACGCACAACAAAAATCAGTGCCACAATTGCCGGCCTTGTTCAAGCCTGAAACGGTGTCTCCGGTGCTGGGCAGCAACAAGCAATCCAAACCCTTTGGCCGGTACATGGTAGGAGATGATGTGGTACCCACTCAGACTGCACTGGCCGAACGCATGGCCGAGATTGACGAAGACATGCTGAGCCGGGTCAGAAAAGACCTTACACAGTATCTGGATCAACTGGAAGACAAGAAAAAAGAACTAGAACGCAAGGCCAGCAAAGAAATACAAGACCGTAATCCAGCCAAGGCCGACGATCAAGAAGTGTCGGAAGACCCCACTCAAGACGAACCCAGCGGTGAAGACTATGTTCCGCCGCCCACAATCAACCCTGTGATGGCCGAAGCTGGTCCTGTAAAAACTATCACTCTGGAAGATGGCACATGCCTGGAATGTTATGGCGATCAGGTGCGCGGTTTTGAAATCCGTCATCTGGGTCGGGTGTTGCCCAGTCGGTTCAGAAGTCTGGATGAAGCAGACATGGCCGTGAGAATGTTTCAGGCACATAGAAAAAATGCTGCCAGAAATTCCTCAGCAGATTACATAGAAGAAGCATAACATGATACTTGACGAATTTTTCAAACCTAACTCCACCGACAACCTAACGGAACGTGTGACCTTTGACGCCAACGGTAATCCAATTTACCCAAACTTGCAAAACTTACCAGGTGTAAACACTTCAGCAGCAGCACCAGCAACAGCAACAGATGATGATGATGACGCAACAGAACCGCCAATGGGGTCAACTCCAGTAGCACCAGCAGGTGGTCCCGCACAGCTTCAAAACCCAGCAGCAAGAGCTGAATATCAACGAGTGCGGAGCACAGCAGATAAATTCAGTTTTTCAAATCCAGAATTTAGAAAAGAATATGATCGTATTGCACGTTCTCGTGACACTGCATCTAATAGAATAATGTCAGGTAACAGATCCTACAGTCCTGAACCGGCCCTGGCTGCTCGCCAACACCAAGAACTAGTAAAAATGCTGTATCAAATTGATGCTGATTTTGTTCAGGGCGCTAACATGCTACTAAAAAATTACGGTGCTCTCAAAGAGCAAGGTATGGCAAAAGGCCGATTAAACGAATTTGCACCCAGCAGTGATAGCAATCACGATGGTAATGGCGGTGGAGACGGTGGCGTTTTTAAACTAACTGATGAAGAATTAATTAAACTACTAAATTCTGTAAGATCTGGCCTGGGAAACAAGTGGCTGGCAGATGTGGACCAAAAACGGTTTACTCAATTGGCTCGTCGAGATCAAGATAGTGCTATTTTTGAATTTGATTCTTGGTTGGAAGACCTGGGCATCAGTAATACAGGGTTTATGATAACAGACATACATGTCAATAATGGCAACAAAATATGGCACGGCTTTTTTAGGAATTTAGACGAGCAAGTCATGGCCAAAGATACCACGTCTGACCTTTTTAATATGCGTCGAGATGATCCTCGCATACAACAAAATCAAGATGTAAATGCCCTGGCTAAAGAAATTTACGCCCAAATGGTTGCAGAACGAGGTCAACCCATGGACAGTAGACAGCGAAACACCTGGATGACCATCGCTCAAACAAAAGCAGCAGCAGCAAAATTATCCAATCCAGCAGCACAAAAAATTCAACAACCGACCCAACAATCACAACAAGGTTTCCCTGCTCAAGGCAGTGAGCGTAGAGTCGCTAAAGATGCAGACCAATTTGAATCGCAAGACAATCTGCAGGGTGCCAGATCTGATGATGAAGTGAAATTTTTCATTGACTCTGAACCTGCTTACTATGCTGTGATGGATCGCTTTGGTGACCACATTGAATTTCGCGGTGATGATCTGGTTGCTCCACTGCGCCTATGGTCGGCCATACAACAAACAGCCGGAGACGCAGGCGGTGCAGCAGACATAGCAGGACTCGAAGATGACCGCATGGGAACAGATGATGAGTTGGATGAGCAGGGTGTGGCGGAAGGCACAGTAATAGACATTAATAACAAATACCGTGGCTTGGCAAGAAAGATGGTTCAAATCTATAAAACTGTTCCTGAAGTAAAGGCCGCAGTTGATGATAGCCCTGAGTTCTATAGAGCAATGGTTTATGTAACTGGAGTTATCACTAATCCCGAGGAAATTGACGGCACACCTCAATATGATAAAATAGTAGATGAATTAGAATCTATTCTTAGCTCTGATGGAGAGCAAGACATGGCGGAAGGCAAACTCAAGATAAATTATGATTCTTGGTTGTCCAAAGTTCCAAACACAATCAATGATAAAATGAAAAAAGTATTGAGAGTGATGCAGGATGGAAAAGTTCGCAGTCGTGCAGATATGTTAAGAGCAGCAGGTATTGATCCAAATCCCCGAAGCCCAGGTGGGGTCGCTGGAATGGAAGGTACTGATTACTACCTGTATAAAAAAGGGCTGTTGGATGTAGTTGATATTGTCAAGGGACAAAAGTATTTCAAAATTTCAAAGAATGCTTCTCAAGGCGTGGCGGAAGGCTCTGATCAACAGTGGGTAGTTACAGTTGGCACCAAGACAGGTGGCACATCACACACTATGACTTTCAGTGGCACTAAAGAACAAGCAATCAAGAAAGCAGTAGCAAGATTTGGTACAAGTAAGAATCCAGTAGTTACTGCTAAACTTAAACAGCAAGGTGTGGCGGAAGGCTCAGCCGCAGATGGATCTGTCAACTACACCTTGGGACACACTCCTGATGCAGAGTATGTGTATAGCATTTATAGAGATGGCAAAAAAGAAGGAACATATCACAGTGTGGCCCAAGCCCGAGAGATCATGGGTAATATGAAGTTGACTAGTCCCAACCGTGAATACAAAATCAAGCGCGGCGCAAGAAACAAAATGGCAGGCCCTGCGGGTCAACTGCCCGAGCAAGGCATAGCAGAAGCCCACAACTTCAAAGGCAGCTTCCCGTTTGATGTGGATCACATGGGTGGAACTCGTGGCATCAATTTGCCATCAGCACCAACTAAAAAATTCTTTGATGATAAGAAACAGTGGTCACAAGCAGTAGATGATATCAACAGTTCCAAGTACGATGACAACTCAGAGTACTCCGGTACTACAGGTAGAACCACAGTGTCAATAGATAATCGTGAATGGGCCAGATGGAGTGACGCACAAGAAAAAGGCTACATTGAAATGAGTTCAATGACCGAACAGGATATCTCAGAAGCCCACGGTAACTATGCAGGTGATCGACCAGTCAATCTTGGCGGTGTGTCCATGAAAAAGATACAGATAGGTGACACAGTACGGTACATTGACCAAAAAGCACAAGTGGTTGACATGAGCCGGGACCGAGAGCATGCTCGTATCACAATTCCGTCCAGTGCCACTACAAAAACAGTGCTGACATCTGATCTAAGACAACTAGGTAGAGGTGTGTCGGAAGGCAATGACCAGCAGTTAAGCGTACAACAACTGGCAACTGTCAGTGACGAAGCACTGGATACTGCATACGGATATGGTCGTAGTAGCCCTGGCAACACATTTGGATGGCAAGCAAACTTGAAATCAGCTGCGTATGCCAAACAAATGATTGATCAAGGCGTCACAGACATCGAAGCCATCAGCGATGCCATTCACCAAGGTTGGAATACCACTGCTCAAGCATTTGTGCAAAATCCTGAACAATTTGATGACACAGAAAAATTACGAGCCGCTGGCAAACTAGAAGCAAAACTTCAACAACGAGCAAAGTTGATGAACATTGACTATGATCAGTTGCCTGACGATGAACAAGAAAAAGATCGTGTGGTTGCTAGAGCATTGCTGCAAGCACTAACAGGTCAGCAAGACGCAGCAACCGATAATAAACAACTAGACGAACTCAGCCCTGCTACTCTTGCCAGATACAAAACCAAAGCCGGTGCTGCTGCCACTGCTGCTGATTCCGCAGGTGATCGCAAAACTGGTGATCGTCGCTTCAGCGGAATTGTCAAGGCCACAAAGAAACAGTTTGATCAGGATGCCAAACAGTCAGCCCAAGCAGTCCACGAAAGTAGACTCAGACTCATGGCCAGCATTATCAAAACACAGTAACCTTTGACACAAGACGTTTGCATCCTTTATCAAGGTGGGTCCGGCGGTTTTGCGTTGTATTACTATCTATTGTTGTCCGGCAATTTTCAACACAGCATCGATGAAACGTGGGAAATGATCAACCATCAGTTCTCACCAGAATTGATGCGTGATCGTAGCCAATGGAAAACCCAAGAAATCTGGCCCAACAATCATGAATTAAAACAACTAGCAGGCCGCAAGCTGTTCCTGGTGTGCAATCCATTCTGGGGTGATTACAATCGGTCAATACCCAATGATACCTTTAAGATTTTTCTATATGCCGACCTGCACCTGCAACTGAGACTGGCTTGGGAAAAACAGGCCTGGTGGTTTACAGATGAGACTAGACGATGCACCCATGCTCCGGATAACAATCAAGTCTACCTAAGACAAATTATCAAGGATGCAGACACATTCAACGGACAGCCAGTTGATCCGGCGGTGCCCAAAATAATTCAAGAGTATTCTCCAGACCAGATTATAAACCTCAAAGAGTTTGCCCACGGAAAAAATATAATAGATCCTCCCAATACACATCAACTCAAATTCCTGGATCACTGGATTCGGCTACAATCTAAAAAATCTCTGCGGCTCATGCACCTATAAGTAGAGCATGAAGACTGTGATCTTGTTGTATCTGCCCGGGCATGCAGGCAACTTTCTAGCCAGATTGTTTTCTCTAGGAGAAGACACCATGCCGCTGCTGCGAAAAGACCAACTGGATCATCACCTGGATCAAGGAACGCCAGTTCCTGACAATTTTGACAGATTGGAAAATTATCGCTTTGGTCAAGTAACTCAAGAATTTGACAGTTGGCAACAGTTTCATAGAGCTCATGCTGATTTTTTAGAAAATGCACAGTATAGACTGCTCAATGTATTTTGTGGGCTGCACTATTCTAGAATAGTGTTGCCGGTACATCCGGGAGAATTTGAAAATTATTTTGTGAACATAGATCCAACTGAATTTTATTATGTAGACCTTGATTTAGACCAATGGGGAGCATGGGTATCCGGTCAACAAGAAAAATTAGGATTTGATACACGTGGCAACGAAAATCAACTGTTTGAAAACTACAAAAAACAATACCATATGAAATCTATAAATTTAACCAAGATGTTGGCAAGTGAACAGGCCTTTGTGGAAGAATACATGTTGGTGTGCAATCAAATGAATATTGAACCAATGTTGGAGCAGGCGCGGCAGCTACGGCAAGACTGGTATTCAGTTCGTGTGGCAGGACAAATCTAATGTATGTAATAAGCCAAGCAGTGTATGATGATTGTAGTTTACCACTATTTCAAGAACTAGTGGGCAACAATGAAAGTTACTATCTGTGGAGTTGTGATACACTGGCCATGGATAGATTTTTGCAAAGCGCACAATGCCAGTCTCCAGTGGTGTTTGTGGGAATCAAGGATATGTTGCATGGATGGAGTGAATTCAACTGGTGGCAGGATCGTCAACAATCAGGAGTTATCAGTATTGAAGGATTTGCTCGTCGTCATCCTGACACACAAATAGTATTGTTTACCAGTGTAGAACAATTAGAGAACGAACTCAGTGAGCCTAATCTGCATATCATTGCCTGGGGCGGTGACTGGACAAATCAACGTGCTGAATACAGTTTGATAGAACCGGTGCTGGACAAAAACTTTGACAGTGACAACACCTATATCAGTCTAAACAGACATGTACGTGCTCATAGATTGGTTGCATTGAGTTATTTGTTTGGTCAGGAGTACAATCGCACAGGTGTGATAACCTATTTGAACAACCCCAATGGCATGCCGCAGTCATTTTTAGACACAGTGGGCTGGCAGTTTGGACCAACACATGATGTCATACGAGAATCTATACTCCGTGGATTTGATCATGTAAAAAATAACAATGCTATCAATCTGGACAGCTACAATATCTATCAGGAATATGGCCAAGGTGCCACTGACAATGCTGGGAATTTTGAAAACAGATTGCGAGCCATGTATCAGGACAGTTTTGTAGAAATAGTGAGTGAGTCTGTATTTGCAGCGCCATCATTCATGATCACTGAAAAAACTGCACATAGTTTTTATGGTTGTAATTTTCCAATTATCCTCGGTGGGTGTGGTATCATATCTCACCTTAGAGAACTTGGGTTTGACATGTTTGATGATGTAGTTGATCATAGTTATGATACTATTGCCAACCCGTTTGACCGCATAGTCGCAGCCATTGAACTCAATCGAACACTGTTGCTTGATACCGAACACGCCAAATCACAATGGAAACAGTGCAGATCACGCTTTATTAGCAATGTTGATACAATTAGGAATATATACAGTTGGTATGAAAACAGAACACGAACAAAATTAACCAGCGTACTTGAACAAATGACTTTGAGAACACCCTTAGGACCGCACTAGTTGCGAGGGCAGGCGGGAAGCCGGGCCTTGATCAAATGAATTCGCTACTCAGATGATCTAAACCGGTTTCATTTTACATTTATCACCGTGCCATTGATCTATGTTACCGATCCCGCTCTCGATTCGACAATGTATGCAGCACATTCTTCTTTTAACTATTCTTGCTTGTAATTGGGAATGTTTTAACTTGACTTCCGATTTCCATTTCCATCCACCTTTAGATTTTCCTTTTTCAACCTTAGGCTGATCTTTTTTTATAAATCCATTTTTTTCTAAACTACGCTTTCTCATTGCATCGCTTATTTTTTTATTATGTTCCGGGGTGCGATTTATCTTAATACCCTTTACGCCACTGCCCAGCAACCCATTTTCGGGCATTAGATTTGCCCAATCCTTAGATTCTACTATTTGTTGTTCTTTAGAAAAACTTAAAGCATACTCTACTATAGATTTCTTATCTGTGAATAGTTGATACCAAATTGTTGTTACATTATTCCCATGCTTCTTAATATGACGCAGCCAGAGCTTCCCAGATCCTTTATATTTTATAGGGTCATTGGCAACAGTTTTTCCAAAATATTTCATTCCGGTGACATTATGTTGCTTAACGTATAGGAAGGTAGGTTTAAATTCTGTCATATTTTATTTATCGCGTCTACTGGGAATCCTAAAGTGAGCAACAACATCTTGACATCTCCTACTGTATCAGTTATACTAGCTGACTACTTTAGGAGATTCTCATGGAAAACAAAACATTCAACGGCGACCAAAAAATCAAACTCACCCAGATCATCAATGAAGGCATGCAGGTCATGCACGAGATTGATACCTTGCAAGGCGGGCTCACCGACACAGTCAAGGCCATTGCAGAGGAACTGGAAATCAAGCCAGCTGTGCTGAAAAAAGCAATTCGCATGGCACACAAGGCCAGCTTTGGGCAAGAACAACAAGATCATGAACTGTTGGAAACAATTCTCACCACAGTGGGCAAGACATTATAAATATTGCGTTACAACGAGTCGCCCACGTTACGGGCAAGCAACACGGCTTACCGGCCATAAACGGAGATACATGAGTTATATTGACAGTCTTTTTGATCGTGCCCACGATCGCATTCACGTGGTGGAACGCCGCAATGGCACTCGAGTCTACAGAGAATACCCCGCAAACTTTGTGTTCTACTACGATGACCCCAGAGGCAAACATCGCAGCATCTATGACACACCAGTGTCAAGGTTCAGCACAAGAAACAACAAAGAGTTTCGCAAAGAAGTCAGCATGCATTCAGGCAAGCAGTTGTATGAAAGTGACATCAATCCAATCTTTCGTTGTTTAGAGGACAACTACAAGGGGCAGGATGCTCCGGATCTGCACACAGCATTTTTTGACATTGAGGTAGACTTCAACAAGGATCGTGGATTCTCACCTGTGGATGATCCGTTCAATCCCATCACTGCTATTTCTGTTTACCTGAACTGGCTGGATCAAATGGTCACCATGGCTGTGCCACCCAAGCACATGAGCATGGCTACTGCACAAGAACTGGTGGCTGACTTTGAAAACACGTTCTTGTTTGAAGACGAGCGTGACATGATCAAGATGTTCCTGGACTTGATTGACGATGCAGACGTGCTGAGTGGTTGGAACTCAGAGGGCTACGATATTCCTTACACTATCAATAGAACCATCCGAGTTCTCAGCAAGGATGACACTCGCAAGTTCTGTCTCTGGGGGCAACATCCCAAGAAGCGTATGTTTGAACGCTTTGGTGCTGAACAAGAAACCTATGACCTAGTGGGCCGAGTACACATGGACTATATGCAGTTGTATCGCAAGTACACCTATGAAGAACGTCACAGCTACAGTCTGGATGCCATTGCTGAATACGAACTGGGAGAGACTAAGACACAGTTCGAAGGCACTCTGGATCAGTTGTATAATCAACACTTCAAGAAGTTTATTGAATACAATCGTCAAGATACTGCACTGCTGGACAAACTGGACAAGAAACTGCGCTTTCTGGAACTGGCCAATGAACTGGCACATGCCAACACTGTGCTGTTGCAGACCACAATGGGTGCTGTGGCAGTGACTGAACAGGCCATCATTGTGGAAGCACATGAACGTGGATTTGTTGTGCCCAACCGCAAGCAACGCAACGACACGGAAGACAATCAAGCAGCAGGTGCTTATGTTGCATATCCCAAAAAAGGTCTGCATGAATGGGTAGGGTCAGTTGACATCAACAGTCTGTATCCTTCGGCCATTAGAGCACAGAACATGGGTCCGGAAACCATTGTGGGGCAGTTGCGGCAGACCATGACTGATCATTACATTCGAGAAAAGATGGCCAAGAACGGAGGCAAGTTTGCAGATGCCTGGGAGAACCTGTTTGGCAGTCTTGAATATACCGCTGTGATGAACACAGAGGTAGGAACTGAAATCACCATTGACTGGCAGGACGGCTCTGAAAGCACTCACTCAGCAGCAGAGATCTGGAAACTGATCTTTGACAGCCACCAGCCCTGGATACTCACTGCCAATGGCACTATTCTTACCTATGAGAAAAAAGGTATCATTCCCGGCTTGCTGGAACGTTGGTATTCAGAACGCAAGGACATGCAGGCCAAGAAAAAAGCAGCAACAGATCCCAAGGACATTGCGTTCTGGGACAAGCGACAACTGGTCAAGAAGATCAACTTGAACAGTTTGTATGGTGCTATTTTGAATCCAGGTTGCAGATTCTTTGACAAGCGCATTGGACAATCAACCACACTGACTGGTCGTGCTATTGCTAGACACATGGATGCATACATCAATGAATGTATCACTGGTGAATATGATCATGTGGGTGCAGCAGTTATCTATGGTGACACAGATTCATGTTATTTCAGTGCTTGGTCTGTGTTGAAAAACGAAGTTGCAGAAGGTCGTATGGAGTGGAGCAAAGAAACTTGTATTCAACTGTATGATTCGATTGCTGATCAAGTGAATGATTCGTTTCCAGGCTTCATGGAACAGGCATTCCATTGTCCGCGGGATATGGGCGAACTGATCAAGTGTGGTCGTGAGATGGTAGCAGACCGCAGCCTGTTTATTACCAAGAAGCGTTATGCTGTGAACATCATTGACCTTGAAGGCAATCGACTGGATGTGAACGGCAAGATTGGCAAGACCAAGGCCACTGGCCTGGATCTAAAACGTTCGGACACACCCAAGGTTATTCAAGAGTTCTTGTTGGAAATTCTAAACAAGATACTGAGTGGTGTGCAACGTGACGACGTGATTGAACATATTCGCAAGTTCAAGTATGAATTCATGGAGCGGCCGGGCTGGGAGAAGGGTTCGCCCAAGCGTGTGAACAACTTGACCAAGTATGGTGCTGCAGAAGCTGCC